TTCTGTATAAATAAATGTTTACGTCTATCGGCTGCTAGAAATCTACCTTTAGTTTCTACTATAATACCGTTGCATAAGATAAAGTCTGGAGTATAGGTGCGATAAGATAAATCTTCCCATTCTATCTTGATACTTTCATACTCATACTTGTAGTTTAATGTATCAAGGTGCATGGAAAGCTTATGCTCTAAACCACTCCTATACCCATACTTTATAGCTTGTCTTCTTACATTAGTCTTAGCCACTAAGCTTCTCCTCTAAGCCTTACGTACTGAACCATCTTAGGCTCTTTAGCTTGAGACATCTGTGCCGGCAACTCTCTTAATGTAGGATAACAAGTGTTTCTAAAATCACAGAAGTTACAGTTCCTATTAAGAATAAAATTACCTGTAGGTATTCTGCGAAAGGATTCAGGCTCTGCTTCAAAGCATCTCTTGAACTCTTTCCCCTCTGCTACATCTATAGTTCTTCTTATGGTGTTTAGCTCTTCTTCTAAATCCATATTACTAGCTGGAACATACTTAAACTGTCCATTAGCTTTATTGACAACCCACCAACCACCTACTTTGTGTCCTGATGCTTTTGCATAACCTGCTAGTTGTCCGATGTAGCCAAAACTATCACCACTCTTTAGTGTCTCGTAGGATTCAAACTTATTCTTGTATGACCAATCAGATGCTGATTTAATATCATCAACTGCATCATTCATTACAATATCATATGTACCCTTGATAGTTCTGTCTTCATCTAGTTTAAGCTCTACCTCTGTATTATCTATGTATTCCATACCTGCTTCAGTAAGTAATCCTTTGAATACTGCTTCAACTATATCGCCTAGCATCATATTCATTACAAAGGTAGTTGGCTTAGGTAGTGCTTTTTCAGGGTGATTCTTTTGAAACCACAACTGACAAGATGGTCTGCCTATATTAGACATTCGGAATCTGAACTCATCCCTTTTGTTACCACCAGCCAACTGACGTTTCAAGGCATCTTTAATCTCTTCTCCTATTCTTTCGATAGTGGATTCACTCATTTGAGTTTTACCGTGAGTAGCATCTTCAAGATACTGATGAATCGCCAGTTCAGCTGGATGGTGCATTATGCTGCACTCTCAGCAGAATCGATGTCTATAAAACTATCTACAGTATCCATGTCTGATTGGCTAATCTTTTGCCCAGACTTTACACCCCACTCGTTGATGATGTATTCATTATAGTTCTGAACCCATGACATAAAGTCAGTAAACATCTTTTGGTCAGATTCAGTTAATTGTACTGTATTAGTAACATCAAGACTAGCCTTTGGAAGATAAAAAGAATTACCGTTAGGTAGCTTTCTCTCTTCTGTAGTAAGCATAATGTTGTGTTGCACTGGTAGTCTTTTCATTTTAGCTAATTGATTAAATGGCTCGCCCATAGTCTTGAAGGCATCACGATTGTCAATTTCCCATATAAATGGAGACTCCTGCAACTCAACAGATTCCCCTTTTTCATTAGTTACACCATCTAATGTTATTACCCCAAATATAACACGTACACGTTTTATTTGTTTTAATAAATCTTGGGTCTCTATTGGTAATGATTTAAAATCTTTTACATAACCTGCAGGCTTACCACAATTAAAGCTACCTTGGTTATCCTTTAAATCAATATTTAAACTATCAGCCATGACTGTCTTATGATAAGAACCTTGTGGTTCGCCTGCCTTTGCAGACATGTTCTTAACAAATCTCTTATACATAAACCTCTGCATAAATGGTCTGATAGTTGCCGATGCACCGTAATAAGTAGCAACGTCAGGCTTGTCTAGACGGTATGTACCACCATTAACAACCTCTAACTTTACACTCTTACCGTTCATATCCGTTTCACCCATTAGGGCAGAATGGTTAATCCTTAGTCTAGGCAATGTGTTTGTCTTCTTCTTATCTGAAGCATCATCACCTGCTATACCCATAGCTTTCGCCATAGCTGCGTAGTTATTTGTATCTATACTTACTAAGTCACTCATATGTGAACCTCTCTATATTATTAAGTCTCGTAGTTATATCATGCAACGTCTTTAGTGTCAAGCCAATTGTCACCTATTTTTGCTTCTAATAACAAGGGAACATTGAATTGAATATTGAACTGATTTTCAATAATGCTTTTTAAGTCTGTGTTAAGTTTCTTGATGACATACATTACTTGCTGTATCTCAGTAGGGTGTATGTCAACCACCACAGAATCATGTACTGAATTAACAATACAAGACTTGTGTGTACTCAACATACTCTCCATACACATAAGAACTAATGGAACAATATCTGCTGTTGCAAAGGATTGTACAGGGTAGTTCTTTATTTGTGTGAAGTTAGTAACCTTACCATTTGGTAATCGTCTTATGTCAGGAAATGAAAACTGCCTACCTGCTGGTGTAGTAATCATACCAGTATTCATAGCTTCCGTAGCCAATCTGCCATGCCATGATTTGATTCCTTCATACTTTTCTGTGAAGTGCTTGTAGTATTCAGCTTCTGCTTTTGTTCTGCCAAAGCCCGTTGCTCCATAGAGGGGTGCGAATGTGTGTGCTTTTGCATCTTGGCGAGAAGTCGGTTGACCCGCATCTGTAATAACCTTAGACGTATACGAGTGAACATCGAACCCTGTAGTAACTTCATTAATAGCAACCTCATCTTGTGATAGATATGCGGCAGCTCGGAACTCTAACTGAGCAAAGTCAGCTTCAAGTATCTTGCCACCTTCCCAACGTGATATGAATACCTTTTTGACAGGGAACGTACCACCTCTAGGCATGTTCTGCATGTTAGGGTCAGCACCACTAAACCTACCAGTAGAAGTTCTATGTTGTAGTAGACGAACATGAAGCTTACCATCAGGCTTTATGTAAGTACGTATCCCTTGTACAAAAGAAGATAGGTAGGTATCCAATGCAGACAATCTAGTTAGGTCAGTCAGAAAGCTCAAGGCATCTTGCATGTTGTTCTTTCTAGCAACACCTTGTAGTAGAGATAGGTTAGCTTTATTAACAGTAAACCCATTAGCACTTACCCACTTAGCATTAGGAGCATTGAACTTTAACCCTGCAATATTAGTAGTAGGAGTAAATGTATAGCCAACCTTATTGCATGTCTCACATCGACTTGGATTAGAGAAAGGCTTACCATCCTTTTTGACTTTTCTTATAGTGCCATGACCATAGCATGTTTTACATCGGTCTGCTTTACTCTTGTAAACTATGTCTGTGTATTGTTTTACTTTTGATTTGTATTCTCTAGCATCCATATAAGGAGTAAAGTTGTTACCCCATAAAGCTTTATCTCGTGGCTTCCTACTATAGATAACCCAAGACATTTGTTCAGGACTATTTAGATTGATAGGTGTATCACCCATTAGACTATGCACTTGTTTGTTTAATCGTTTCTCTATAGCAGACTTCTCAGTCTCAAACTCTTCTCTAACTTCTTCTAGCTTATCCATGTCAACATTAAAGCCAGTCTGATATATTCTAGCTAAGGTTAATGCTACACGATTTGTTAGTAAGATAGTATCCATTAAACCTATATACTCTTTAGTGTTTAGTTTTCTGTACAACACATCGGATAGTTCTTGTGTAGCTTTTAAGTCAGCAGATAAGTAATCAGATAACTCTTGCTTAGGTATCTCATCGATAGGTACTTTATTCTTGAAGTAGTCTTTCATAGTGTCTTGCTTCTTAGTGACTAAGTCATATCTGTTAGCACAAGCTTCTAGACTTAACGGTTCTTTGACACCTCGTTGTAGTATATACTCACCTAACATAGTATCAAAAACTACTCCATCATAGTTAAGTCCACATTCCCATAGCCATAATAAATCATGCACTATGTTGTGTCCTATTAGAACAGTAGCTTCATCTAGTAATTCTTGTACACCATCAAAGTTATCTCTGAACAAATACTCTTTACCTGTGTCTGTTAGACAACCAACCATAACAAGTTTGTTGTCTGTCTCGAATGGGTCAAGATGTAACTTACCATCTCTATGAGTAACAGTATTTTCTACGTCAAGTGTTAGCTTCATTATCAAATACCCCCTGCTCTCTCTGTGTTGCAGTATGCACTGCATGACAATTAGCACATAGAACTCTACACTTTCTCATTTCATTTTTTATAATTGATAAACTATAAGTCACCAAACCTGATACTTCTTTCTTTTTATTCTTAATATCTATGTGGTCAAAGTGTAATGCATCTGGATGTTCTTTGTATCCACAAACAACACAACCTAAAAATAGTTTAACTCTTTTAATGAATTTTTTTCTTTTGTGCATTTGCTCTTTTTTATGTTTTTTCTTATATAATCTAGTCTTTATAACTGTTTTAGGTGAGTGCCAAGCTGCATGTTTTTTACCATCTCT